GAGTATCTTATCTGATTGGGAAATTAAGCATCTTGTTGATAAAGAAAACATGATAGAACCCTTTGTGCCAACTGAAGTTAAGGAAATTAATGGTAAGAAGACTTTAAGTTATGGATTAAACTCTTATGGCTACGATATAAGATTGTCTGAAGAAAAATGTTTACTGTTTGGAGGTACACAAACAGGCATGTGTGATCCTAAAGATTTTGATACTGAAATACTGAAAAATACAGAATTAAATGAAGATGAAAGAGGTAAATACTTCTTGTTACCACCTTATGGATATTGTCTATGTAGAGCAGAAGAAAGATTAAAATTACCTAAAGATATAACTGTAATGGCTGTAGGAAAATCAAGCTATGCAAGATCAGGAATATTTTGTAATATCACTCCAGCTGAAAGCGGATGGGAGGGTTATTTAACATTACAAATTAGTAATTGTACCTCCTTATTTAATAGAATTTATGCCAATGAAGGCATCACCCAGTTGTTATTTTATAGAGGTAATCCTTGCGATATTGATTATCCAGAAAGGAAGAGAAAAAGTATAAATAAGCCTGTAGGTGTTTAATTATAACTAGAAAGCTCTACCAAACTGTGGTTTAGGTTTAGTTGCGTATTCCGTAGATCCTGCCCCTGGTCCTCCAAAGTTACGTCCTCTGAGACTTGGCAACTCTGTGCCACCTAGATCTGCCTTACCTACTGGTATACGCCCTCCTATAGACGGCTCATTAAATCCGGAGCGTTGTTTAAAGGCTCCTGCTGCTTTAGCTGACTTAAAAAAACGCCTTACTCTGTTTTGTTGTCTGTTTATATTCTCTACATCGCCACGCTGATCCGCTTCGATGCGTCTTAGGTCCACATCATATCCTTGTTCAGGGTTTAAATCAGATACCTCTGCTCCAGAAGTTCCTGAATCTTGTGTGGGGTCGTAAGTAGAATCGTAGAATCGTGCCATGATACCATTGTAAGAGAAAGAAATCATACCCTATATAGCCATGCTTGGTGCAAGTAATTTTCTAAGTGATTTCGTTAAAGACGAAGTTAAGTGCAGAGGTTTATCTATAGAAGATTTTGGAGCTGAAATAGATAATGAAAAAAATGATATTCCTCTGTATGATATGTATAACCGAGGATTAGCAGTATGCGAAGAGGGAATGGAGAGGAAAAACTTACAACTGGAAGGAAAGAGACCGGGTTTGACAGGTTACATACCCTCGATGGAGCAAGGAATGATGAATTATCCAATGGTTTCAGTCAGGCCGAAAACCCTTTTAATGGATTTAGGATCTCCGAATTCGAAAACAGGGAAGTAACTAAAACAATGGAAGATTGTACTGACGGATTTTGTCCGATGCCTACGGCTGCATCAGTAGATAATAATCTACACTTTTTCGATCCAGTGGAGAAGCCAATTCATTATGCAGCGAGTTCTGTAGAGTGCATAGATGCCATAGAAGCACAACTGACACCAGAAGAGTTCCGTGGTTATTTAAAAGGTAATGTAGCTAAATACATGTGGCGTGAACGCCAAAAAGGAGGAATAGAATCCTTAAAGAAAGCTAAATGGTACTTGTCTAAATTAATTGGATTAAATAGCTAAGGGTTCATCATCATCTTCATCATCAAACTCTTTAGCTTTAGATATGAGATCTAACAATTCAATATCTGTCGGGACATCAAAATCAATATCAATGTTTTCTTCTGCCATAAGAGCCTTAAGAGCATGCCACTCCATTAGACGCTGGTGATATAAGCTCAACAAAGCTAAGTAAAGCTGATCCCAGGTCATCTCAGTGGCTCGCATCTCAGCTTTCCGCATGGAAAACTGTAGCTCTAACGGAAGTTGAAATGCTTTTGGTTCAACTGAATTTTCCATTAGTTGTTACTATTTTCTAACCTTATTCTACGTCTATCTATCAAAATCACCATAGCTAAGTTCATAAGGTGTGTCGTTTTCTACAGTAACACTTAAATTTTTAACTTCAACTGCAAACGTGTTCATAAACTCAGTAAGGATGTAAGGATTCATTCTTCTTTCTAAATCCACTAAAGCTTGTATTTGATTAGGATGACCACAATATTCCTTTACCGCAGTTAAAAGAACGTTAGGTAGAGGGGTTACATTAGTATCTATCTCTGATAAAAATAGATTAGTCTCCTCTTGTCTTCTATGTAATAAATGGCCTAATGCTTTATGATTAGCATCGAATATCCAGCGATTCATTTCATCTACAGCCGCATGATATTTAGAAGCATCTATATAATCAATCACACTACTATATAGAAAAGCTTCCCAGCCTATCGAGTGTATAAAAGAGATCAACGCCTCTTGCATTGAACTATCTATGTCTAGATGTAACTTATCTAATTCAGCATCAATAACGTATATCTCATTATTTAAAAAATCCAATGCTTTCTGCTTTGTTACACAATGTCCTACTTTCACCGGAGAGCCGTCAGGATAAAATTGGCTTCCATAACCAAAAGTGTAAGGATTCCCTCCGGTGACTGGGTCCGCAGCAGCTTTTTCTTTATATCCTTCGTACTTACAAATAATGTTAATAGCCTTGGAAAAACTGTGCATAAATAGTAATCATTTCCTACTATTAATCATACACAATTTTATTTACCATTTCACCTTATGAGACCAATATCTAGCTGAGAATATACTAGGTTTTGAATCTTGTGCATTATGTCTGGCATAATAAGACTTTTTACGAGCTTTTTCCTTTGCTGTTTTAGGGTTTTTACCAGCTCCTTTTACCCCTTGTTGACCAAATCTAATAATCTTTTCTTTACCATCTTTACATGCTTTTACCACATGTGATTTAGTAGGATGACTAGGAGTTTTCTTTGCTTTATTGCAGGCTAATTTATCTTTAGCTATCTTTGCTACACTTGCTGCTTTTTTACGTTTGTTCGACATGTGTAAAATTAAAAGAAACTACCGAAACCTTTTGTGTACTCACTCAGTAATTCTTGTCCTGATTTGGTTTTCTTGTACCCTTTAAACACGCTGTAATCGTCGTCATCATCATCATCAGAACTAAAGATTCTAAATGAATCAGCCACGCTTTTATCACTATCAGCAGGACGTGACCCCATAGTGCCCCCGTAGGGATCTGTGTCTCCACCAGTTAATTGACCGAGTCCGGCAAAAGCCGCAAAAGGATCTGTGTTGAAATCTGATCCAATTCCTTCTACTGATATTATCCCATCCTTAGATCCAGCCTGTGATAATAAAGATTGCTGTGAAGGATCTAAATCAGGAAAGACATTTTCGTAGAAGTCATCTTCAGTTCCTTCATAACCAGCATTTTGAAATATCTTATATAGCTGAGTATCTCCTTTTAATTTATTTACTGGATTATAATCTTCTTCTCTATCAATATATTCAACCCCTAGTAAATATTGACTAGGATCTTTTCTTTTTTCATTTAAAAATTTTATCTGTCTTCTTATATCTTCAGCTGACCCTGTTCTCAAAGTACTGGTTATGAAGTCTTTCAACTCATCTACACTTCCCTTAAAGTCCTCCATACCTAGTTCTTTTAGAGCGGCATTCCAAGATTCAGGATTATCAGGATCTAAACCTTCCAACATGTCATCGGCAAACTCAGCTGGTTTAATAAAGTTACCAAAAATTGTTGGAGTTTTTTCAACTTCCTTTTCTAACGCAGGTAGTATTTTGTCATACAGATAACCTTTTACTTTATCGTAATTAATAATATCTTCTGCTCCGTCAAAATCAAATTCCTTAAGCTTACCTTTTACTTGGTAATGTAAACGAGCAAACTGGTCCTTGTTGTTTATATCTAATCCATACCTGTATGCCTGAGCCCTCCAAGTAGTGTCATACCCTAATCCTTCTATCTTTTCATCTGGCTTCTTTCTAGCTTGGTTCCAATCGGCTTTAATGGTATCCCTTTGTGTGATATACCTCTCATTATCTTTAACATAATCTACTGATTCGCCTCCTATTACTTGCTTAGTAGGATCAAAGTAATAGTTGGAATTAAAACCTCTGCCCTTTCCTGCGTCATTAGCATCTTTCTTTAGTTTATCTAAGAAAGTCTCAGCATTTAACTGACCTACCTCTTTTAAAGCATCAAGTAAATCTTGTGTTTGAAAGGGGTTTTTCTCTTCTTGTCTGACATCTAAATACTCCACAAATTCATTCATGGAACGTGATTCATCAAATCTAGGTTGTAGATAATCTGTGATGTAAGATTCTGCAAATTCTTTTTGTATTTTTATATTATCTTCTACCTCGTCTAAAGAAAAACCCAAATCAAGATCTTGTTGATATTTTTCTTTGATACTGTCATCAAACCATTTTTGCCAATTGTATACAACCTCATTCCTAACGCCTGTAAGCCCTTTAAATTGATCCTCTAGTTTCTCTGCATCAAAGCCTGAAGAGCCACCTGCAAAGGGCAGGTAACCGCCTATTCCGGTATCATTTAACAAAGAGTCTGTTAAGGTCTTGTTGATATCAAATATTTCATTAAATGTACCAAATCCTTGCATCATTTCTAATTCTTGTTCTTTTAATTTGGCTTTCTTTAATTCTTCTATTGAATCTTTAAGAATATTTTGATTTAAGGCTGCAAATCTTTGCGTTTCAACAAGTCCTTGTTCACCTATCGCAGTGGTGATGGCGTCTTCTAGATCAGTAATCCCTACGTCTGAACCAGTCTCTAAACCAGCATTAAAACTAATGCTCTTGTCTTCAGGTCTCTGCGAAAGACGGAAAAGAGCTGCAAACTCCTCTGCTTTATTTACATCTAGGAAGTACTCTTTACCAAGATCAATGAAGTGATTACTTTCTCCTTTTTCACTCGCTTCCTTAGCTTCTTCCCAAAGTTTTTTAATCTCTGGTACATTTAAAAATCTTTGAGTTTGATTGTCACTAATACCTAACTGTTTATCTCTTATAAAAGCTAATTCAGTATCTGTTTGTTTATCCCATCCTCCTTCAGCAAATTCTGGAGTTTTTTCTTCATAATTTATAACTGCAGATAGCTCGTGAGCTTTGTTTGCTCTATTCCCTGCTGCTTTACCCTGCTTAGTGTAATGCCAATAATAATAATTTTCTTTTCCATACCTCTCTGTTACATCTATGTCGTCATTTTTTTCATACTCTTTATATTTATCCCTAACTTTTTTATAAGTATTTCCATAATATTTAGGGTCAAAATCACCATATTCAGGTTTAGCTCCTAACTTAGGGTCCCATCTCTTTAATTTTTTATCTCTATAAAAGTTTTTAAATTCACTTTCTATAGTTTTTAGTCCTTTTTCGTCTGCGTCTAGGTCTCTTAGCATATCCCTATAGATGGTATAATCTCCTGATTTGGTCTTTTTAGCTGTTGTTATTGCCTGTACATAAGCTTTATTTCTTTTCTTATTCCTTTCATTCAATTGTTTATTCTCCTTATTTAACTTTTCATTATCTTCATTCATTTTTCTATGCTTTTCTATCTTGGCCTTATCAACTACGGTTCTCGTTCTTTTTTCACATTGTTTATTACCCCAATAATTACTCCAACAATGCTGATACGTTTCTTTCTTAGTTACTTTCTTTGGGTCGGTTTCATAGTTAGTTCTAAGTTTTTCATTATAATCAGTTTTTTCTCGGCCAATCTTAAAAATATCTTTACTTTTAGGATCGTAAACAATACCGGGCGTCTTCTTAGTAAACAGTTTCCTTTCAGCTGCAGTCAACATATACTTGTTTTTTGAAGTTATGATGCCCTTCTCTAGAAGTTGATTCTGATAGTAGATGGATTTATTACCTATTCCCATTAACTTTTTTCTGTTCTCTTACTATTTTCTCATGTTTGATCAATGTAAGGAGTGTAATTTAAGGTGACGTTGGTTCCTTTTAAAGATTTCATCCAAGAATCCGAAAAGGTATGCTCTAATCCTTGTTTAACCTCAAGCATCTTCTCATACCCCTGTGTCAGTAAAGCTACGATCTCATTCATTTGATTGAATTGATCCCGAAAAACGTGAGCATATATTCTATCTGTGCAAGATAATTCACATAACTTATTAG